GGCAATGACAGCAAAGAATTAATCAAAGAATTCAAGGTGATGCTAGTTAAATTTTCTAATGATGGAAGAATTAAAAAGAATGAGGCGAGAGAAATACTTTTGGATTTAGCCTCTATGGGATATTAAATGATTTGTTTAAAACGATATAAATATATATAGTTATTATATACTATGGAAATGGAACCAACCTATTGGACAAATTATTATCAAAAAAATAGAGAACTATGTATAGCAAGAAATAAGAAATGGAGAGAAGGACATGTAGATAAAATCAAAGAATCATGTAAATCTTATTGGGAAAAGAATGGAATGGATATTAAAGCCAAAAGAAAGGAGAAGATACAATGTGAAATATGTGAATGTCAAGTGACAAGAGAAAGTTTGACTCGCCATAAATATTCAAAAAAGCATTTAGAGAATATGTCGAAATTAAATTCTCCACCTACTAATATAGAATGCCAGTTAAAGACATTGATGGAGGATTAAATTTTCAGTTTTACTCGCCAAGATTATTTAATGATAGATTGCCAAAGGAGCAATATGTTTCACGTCCGTTTTTTTTCGGAGGTAGCCAAGTTCCGATTGAATTAAACGCACCACAACTATCATCTCAAGGAGGCGCTGTTGCCGCAGCGACTAGAGGAAGTTTTAGACCTCACATGAGAAAAGTAGCAACCATGCCGATAATGCGAAAAAAGTTTTAAGATTAATATTATATAAATTTTTTATATACTTAATTTATATAATGCGAACTATTGTTTTAAACCAGTCTAATTTAGTTCAAGATGGTAAAAATAACACTTTGATTTATAGGTTTCCAAACTCTGTAACTTTTAGCAATAGTGAAATTGCGATTGCTCAAATTAGCATGTATTATAGTTGGTTTAACCTCACAAGCTCATTGAGAAATAACACTTTCACTTTCAACTGGGTAAATGCTAACAATACAAATAACTACACCACTTACACGATACGTATTCCTGATGGGTTGTATGAAGTTAAAGATATTAATGCTTTTCTTCAATTTGTTTGTATCAATGCTCCAGCTTTAAGCACTTCAATTATCTCTCCAACTCCTCCTTCTCCATTTTATTTAGTAGATGCTGCTGGTGATAATGTTTATTTTGCTGAATGGATTGTCAACCCAACAGCATATGCTATTCAGTTGAACACTTTTAGCACTCCAGCATTTGGTGCTTTACCAGCAGGTTGGACAAATCCTGGTGGAACCTTTTTGGGAACTCAAACATTCAACCCTGTTATTACAACTCCAGCGACATTTAATGAAGTTGTTGGTTTTGCTACAACATTTGCTTCAGCTCAGAATCAAAATAATGCTAGTCCAAATCCTGGAACTGCTACAGCATATAAGATTGGTTCTACTTTCAGTTACTTATCTACGATTACTCCTCAAGTTCAACCAAATGCAAACTTGTTGGTCGCCATTTCGAATATCGACAATATTTACGCAAGCCCATCTAGCATCATTTATTCTTTGTCACCTTCTGTCGCTATTGGTGAATTAATAGTCGAAAGACCACCGCAATTCAATTTCAACAAATTATTGCCTGGAACTTATAATGAATTGAGATTACAATTTTTAGGAACAGATTTACAACCAGTTACAATTAAAGATCCGAATATGACAATTTTATTGGCAATCAAAGATATTGGAGGAATTAATCCTTAAGTTTATTTAGCATATTTAATTTATTGCTTAATTATATAAATGATGAATTGCGATTTTAATGACCAATACCTCACGAAGTTGTATGACGATTGTGTAAAGGAACATCAACGATTATTGACAGACATGAAAAACTTGAATGAAGAAAGCATGACAAAAGAAGCCGATATACAAAAACAAGTGACTGTCATAAATAATTTAATGACGAATACTTTGAAATTAAGGAATATCAAGAAAAAGATTCAAATGAAATTGTCTGGTAATTAAATTAATACAAAATAATATTTTATCATTATTAAATATATAATGGCAAAATGCATGATTGTTAAACCACACACGATGACTGGTAGAGCAACCAGTGGAAAAATGAGAGGCACTGGAATGGGAAGTGTTTTATTAAATGGCTCGGCTGGAACTGCGGCGACTTTAACTAGTTCTGCTCCGAGCCCTGGAAACTTAGGATCTGCTCCTATGGGCTCTGGTTTAGGAAAGGATATAGCAGCGAAATTAGAGAAATTGAGAGTTCAATCAAAGAAAAGACCAGAAAATATAAAGTTTTCAATATAAATTAAAATGACTTAAATAAAAGTCGTTATGTTACAATATGGAAGAATGGAGACAGATTGTAGATTACCCAAATTATTCTGTGAGCAATTTTGGTAATGTGAGAAATGATAAGAAAATGAAAATTGTTAAAACATTTGTAAGAAAAAGTGGGAGGGGGAGTAGCTATTTAAGATTTTTTAGAAGAGGAGGACCACAATTATCTATCCATATTTTAGTAGCAACTTTTTGGGTTGAAAATCCTGATAACGAAATTTACACACAAGTAGACCACGTCGATAGAAATTCATTTAACAATCATTTTAGCAATTTAAGATGGGTAACAGCAAGTCAAAATAGTATGAATAGAAGAAATAAAAATACAATTAAGGGAGCATACAAAGTGGGAAATAGATGGAGATGTTCAATAAATAATAAGCACAGCGGACATATTCATTTAGGTTATTATGATACTCGAGAAGAAGCAGGATTGGCGTATAATCAGTATGTTATTGAAAATAATTTAGGAGAATATTGTGAATTAAATATTTTATAAATAAGTTTGTATATAATTTTTTATATTACAATTATATATAAATGTCTGCTGATACATTAGTTTATGATATGGCCTCTGCCTCCGAAGGCACCGCTTCTATTTTCGTGAAGAAAGATTGGTTGAATATTCTTGATAATCAAAACGGAAATTATAGAGGGAACCAGTCGGTAATCGATACTTCTCAACTTGCCAACTCCAACAAATACATGAACTACCGCGAAGCTTATTTAGCCGTTCCTATGGTGCTTACTATGACTGGTGTTCCTCTTACTGGTCCTGCTACTGCTGCCACTTCCATGGATTACGCCTTGGGCTTGAAAAACTGGTTCGGATCTGTTATTCATTCTTTCACACTTGATTTAGGCGGAACCACCATTATCCAACAAACTCCTTATGCTGGTCTTTGGAATACTTTTAAGTTGATGATGTCTCTCTCATGGAGTGATGTCGCGACAATTGGTTCTTCAATTGGTTTCTATCCTGATGATGCTCTTTCTGTTTCCTTTAGTGCTGCCGCTAGTGTTGATGGTCAAGGAACATGTAATAACCAAAATGCTCTTGCTTTCCCTGTTGTCAGTGGTGCTTTCAACTCTTATAATGTTGCCAATGTTGGTTTATTGAAACGCCAACAATATATTAACTACGACCCTGCTGGTTTGACTGCTCCAACTGCTGATGCTTTCTCTACTCTTTTGACTGGTGCTGCTTGTTCTAACCTTTACAAGTCTTACATCAGCACAAAGATTAATCCTGCTGTTGTTGGAACCAATGCTGGAGTTATCCAACACTCTATCATGGCTATTATTCAATTGAAGCACATTCACTCCTTCTTCCAAAATGTTCCTCTATTGAAGGGTGTTTTTATGAAGGCTACTTTGAACTTGAACCAACCTCAAGTTGAATTGGCTGTTGGCGTTGGTGATCTTCTCTCTATCACTGCTACCAACTCTCCTCTTGGTGGTGTTGTTCCTATCATGGTTGCGTCTGCTAGAGCTTCTAACGGTTCTGCTTCTATTGTCCAAGGTGGTCTTGGTGGAGATGCTATTTACGCTTCCCTTTTTGTCGGTAACACTTGCTACTGGACTACTCAAACTGCTCAAGGTGCTCCTCTCAACACTCAATTTACTCAATCCATCAACTTATATGTTCCAGCTTACACATTCAATCCAGTTTATGAACAAGCTTACTTGTCAAGCCCTGTCAAGCGTATTGTTTATACTGATATCTACCAATACTTGGTTCAAAATGTTGCCGCAGGTGGAACTTTCAATAACTTGATTACTAATGGTATTGCTGGTATTAAATCCGTTTTGGTCTTGCCATACTTTACTGCTGCGGCCAACGCAGGAACTGCTCCAATCCAATCAGTTTTCGATCCTGCTGGTGCTGGTCCAACTTCTCCACTTTGTTTATTGAATAACTTCAACGTTGTTGTCTCTGGTCAAAATATGATTTACAACACCGAGAGATATAGCTATGGACTATTTTTGAATCAATTACACGGAGCTTTCGAAATTAACGGAGGATTAACAGACGGATTGACGTCAGGATTCATTGACCAACTTCAATTCGATACAGAGTATTCTTACCATTGGGTAAACTGTTCGAGAATGATTCCGGTAGAAGAGCCAGTTCCAAAATCTGTTTCCATTATTGGCCAAAACCAATCTGCCAAGGCTGTTGACCTCTACGTGTTCGTCGAGTATGGTGTCGAAATTCAAATTGACGTGCTTACAGGTGCTAGAGTATAAACACCATAAAATAAAATTGAACCAAAAGATAGATTAAATATATTATATCAAAACGATAACGAGTTAAATACAACATAATAATTTAATATAACATATAAATGACTTTGACAGATAAAGAAATTCAGATATTCGCACACAATCAAGGAGTTTTACGCGCATTGTTTCGAGAGCAACAGAAATCAAAATATGAAAATAAAATCGAAAAACAAAAAATATACGCTAGAACCAAACGAAGCTTAAGGAAAAGTTCATTATCTAATTTTTAATAAAAACCCATAATTATTTTGTTATGTATTTTTATAATGAAGAGTATTAAAATAGACGCTTCTCCTAAGCAACTCTCAAGATTGAGAAATGGACACAGAGTTAGAGTAAAGCCAGCAGTAACTGGAACAGGGTTTAATTTATTGGTTGACCCATCAAAATTTGATAGCATGTCACGCTCATTTACAAAGGGCTCCGCTGTTCAAATTCAATTGACACCTGATGAACTTATGGCAAATAAACAAGCCGCAGCGAGTGGTGAATTGGAAGGTGAAGGAATAATGGCTGGCGGAAGAATTAAAATGCCATCATTTAAGAAAATTGGTAAAGCCATTGTTGATGCAGAAAAGGCAGTTCGAAAGAATCCTACTTCGAGAGCCATCGTAAAGAAAGTGTTGCCAGCCGCAGCAAAGATCGCGACAGTTGCTCTCGCCAAAAAGGCTGGTATATCTCCTGAGGCTACAAAACAATTATCCGCGATGGCTGAAAAAGGTTCTAGTGAAGGGCTTTCTGAAGCAGGTTATGGTTTATATGCTGGTGCTCGAGGTCGCGGAATGGTTGGTTGCGCTCTACCTGGCCCACCATCACGCAGTCCTGAATTGTCGTCATTAGCAATTGGCGGAAATCTTTTAGCCAGAACAAACGCAGCCTTACCACCAGCGTTACAATCTCAAGCCATGAGTGCTAACTTTAACTCGAATGTTCAACTGCCTCCAGCATATCAACGCGGCGGAATCAGATTTGTTTAAACAATAAATTGAAATGAAATTTAAGTTTAGAAATATTATATTTTATATTATTATAATATATAATGCTCACTAATGACCAGATAGATGATTTAGCAGGAAGAATGAAAATTCCTTTAGCGTATGTTGGATTTAAAAGTAATTTGCCAAAGAAATTAAAAACAAACAAGGCTTATATAATTAATTTAGATGATGAATACGATAAGGGAACAGGAATGAGAAATTCAGGTTCTCATTGGACTTGTTTTCAAGTGATGGAATATCCAAATGGAAAGAAAGAAGGAATTTATTTCGATTCGTATGCGGCTCCTGCTCCAGAAATAGTAAATCAAAGAACAATTGATAGTTTTAAAATGAAGTTGCCATATAATACAAAAGATATTCAAAGTTTGATGAACAACGCATGTGGCTGGTATTGTTTGGCATTTTTACATTTTATAAATGCTTTTCCAAAGAGGTCGAAGAATCTGTATTGGGATACAGAAGCATTTTTAGACATGTTCGAAGACTTAAATAAATCCATTGATTGGAAAAAGAATGAATATATTTTGAAAATGTTTTTTCAGCCAGAAGACCCAGCAAAGCGTAAGGCAATTGAAGTATTTGCTGACCCTGATACTATAACAGATGGTTGCGAACAAAAGATAGATCCAAAAGATTTACCAGAAGGTTCAGAGTTCGATAGTATGCAAAAAATTCAAGTAGATGTAAAATATATTTAAATAAATTAAATTCTGTTTTTTAATTTATTTTTCAATTACTTATTTAGATAATAACCATTTTCTTTTCTTTTTTTGTAATATTTTTTAGCAAGTTCAGCACGTCGTTCTTTTGTTTTTTGATTATATTCGCGCATACGAGCATTTATTACATCTCTATTGTTTTCATTATAAATTTTTCTAACTTCTTTTTTATGATTTATTATTTGTTCTTTATTTTCTTCAAGATATTTTTGTCGTTCTGCTTTTCTTTTTATTTCGTTAAATTTTGAGTTTAATTGATTTACAACTCTTTTTCTATTTTCTCTAATCCGTTCTTTTTCAAAATCGAATGATGGAGAAATTGTATTTAAGTTAGCTTTTAAAGTGAAATACCAATAATTTTCACGCATTTGTGCTTCTATTTTTGAATTACATGGAAATTTCTCTATTTCGATAAAATCCCAGTTGTCAATCCCTCCATTGGTTCTAATAAATTCATAAACTTTTGTATTGTATGATTTACTATTTGGATTACAACATGCGTATTTATGTTCTATTTTTCGTTGTTTAAAATTAGTAGTATGTCCTACATAGCATTCTTTTATAGTTTCTGTTTTACAATAAATTTTATAAATGATAGTTTTAACATAATCAATCATTTATATATATGTAAATCTAATCTTTATATACTTTTTAATCTATCTTTATGTAATTTACAGCCATATTTTTACTCGAGCCCATAGATTCCATATCGTCCTCTAATTTTTTATTCATCTTACTATTTTCAGCATACTTATCAGTTAAATAAGAATGACGAAGAGCATTAACAGCGATTTTCTTGCCATCGAAAATACGATTCAATCTTTGATTAAGTTTTACAGCAGTTAGAGGATTCATATTGCTGTCAAACAAAAGATAATCAGTAGGATTGATTTTAATCC